ATATAAGACTTATCACTAACTTTATAAGTAAGTAAAATTTCATTAAGTATATTACAAAATATAACATCGTAAGCTGTCTCAGTTTCATTTATTAATTTTTTAGCTACCTTGAAAGGAACATTAAATCCATCCCAATCAATAGTGTAATTAAATGAGTCACCTTTACTGTACCACTTAACAAACTCCCATATAGAAAATATCCTACCCTTAAACTCAGGAGACTCATAAAACTCCTGAGCCTTAAGGAATAGCATACACCTATCGTAAGTGTCCGGGACTACTACTGCGAATATATCTTTTTTAATTTCGTGTATCTTGTAGTCTATTTTCATATTAAAAAGGTATTGATTCAATTTCCATTAGAGCATCATCCTCAGTAGGAGCATGATACATAATCTTAGTAGCAGCCTTTAAATAAGTTCTAGTTATAGGCAGATGGCCCTCTTCATCTGTAAACTCTAAACCCTTATTCATCTTTATCTTTATAGCCTGGTTTCTAGGGGTGACATCACCACCTGTCTCCTTGTTCCTCATCTTATTAATATACAGTTCAGTTATCATCCACGTTGCAGGGTCTTGTATATTTCTATTCATTGTAATAAAGATGTCAGCCTTGTTATAAAGAACTGCTCCTCCATCAGCGTCAGCAGGATAAGGCATTAACTGATTACCATTGCTATCTCTTTCTCTCTGTGACTGTGTCCTTGTATGAATAGATATAAACAATGTAATGTTAGACCTCTTAGTAAATAGCAGCATATCTGTGTACATCTCCATCTCATAGTCATATTTAGAAGCCTTGTCAGTAGTCTTAAGAGCGTTGATAGGGTCGATGAATACTCCTTTGATAGAATGATACTTAGATACTTTCTCTGTGTAGTTTAAGATGTCTTTATATCCGTGCATATTCTCATTGTTAATAAAGAAGAACCTTTCGTTGAGCCACTTGATACCTTGTTGAAGATTATCTTCATAAGACTCTTTAATCTTAGTACCCATGTAGAACTCTAGTATCTTCATCTTAACAGATGCAACCCTATTCTCTCCGGTATAAATAACCCATCCCCAATCATACTTAAGAGCTGACAAGAATATAAGCCAAAGGTTTACAGTAGTCTTACCTGTGTGGCTATGAGATAGTGTAGCATAGAACTCACCTTCTTTAAGCAGCAAATACTTATCCATGTCTTCGTAACCAAAAGGTAATCCCATCGGTATAAGACCGGCCTTGTATCTCCTTATAAACTCTTCATCATTAGGATTAGAAGATAAGAAGCTAAGCTCCTCCTCCATTATCCCTGCTTCCTCCATTACCTCTTGCTGATACCTTGCTAACTCATTTATAGGCATATACTGACCCTGCCTTATTCCGTCATCTATGGCCCTAAACTCATCCTCTATATCCTTGCCTTCAAACTTATTGTATACCTCGTGCCTAAGTACCTCCCTGGCTATTGCCTCTTCCACTATACCACCTGCAATGTAACCACCTATAAGATAAGAAGACTTTATAACTGCATTATGCCTCATCCCCGTCTCTGCGGACCGTATCATCTTAGCAGCTATATCCAACTTCTTATAGTCAGTAGTTATCTGCGTCATCTTAATACCTTCAAACTTCTCCTCTTCAAGTACCTCAAAGAAAGTCTTACTGTCTTCTTTTATTAAGATTTCAGGGTCATAAGAAAAGAATAGAACTCTAGATGGGTTCCTAGCGGAAGGGTCAAACATTGGATACCTCTTAAGTAAGGCTGCGTAATGTTGCTCATGCTTATTACCGTCAGCTATCTTAATTAATCCATGTACACCTGTACCCGATGGAGACTTCCATACTGCATGGATAAACTCATCCTGAATTATATCTTTTTTAAATCTATCTACATCATCTACATCATCTACATCAAAAGGTACTAACCTAGAGTGTATTGAAAGAGAGTTGTCGTTTCTAAAACTCTTAAAGAATGTTCCATTATCTCTTTGCTTTGTTATAGGTATATCAAAGGCTCCGGCAAATAAAACGCAAGGCAACTGCATCTTCAACTTCTTAATCTCTGCATCATCTTTGCAGCTCCTTATATTATCTATCTGACTCTTACATTTACCATCTCTTATACCATTAATAACTGCATCTAATGAAACGTATGAAGGTTGGTCAACCTCACTGAATACCTTGAAGACTGTTATCTTGTTCATAAATTTCATTGTAAAGTTTTAATCTTTCGTCTATTTCATCAAATCTCCTTCTGTAATTGTCATCTACTTCTATAAAGTTCTTTACCTTTTTTATATGATGTAGTGCCGTTGTATGGTCACCTACACCCGAATACTCAGCTATCTTAATTAGAGGTAGGTAGGTATATTTTTTAAGTAGGTATATTATTAACTCTCTAGCAAACATAACATCCCTGGCCCTAGTCTTTTTAAGTACATCAACATTACATTCTTTCTGAACAAATGAAAGTATTATACTAGAGTTCATTAATACTTTAGGAGGGGCATCAATAAGCCCCGCCTGTAAGTATAACTCTTCTCCTAATTGCTCTAATAATTTAGATTGCTTTTGTGCCCTGTGTAGTAAATCTTTTATAGTTCTAAGTCTTATCTCCTGTAATTCCATTCTATTATTTTTTAAAGCATATGTAAAATTCAATTATTAAAATAGCATAAATTATAATCAACCAAAAGAAGTCTTTTATTTTACCCATGGCGGTAGATTTATTATTCTTTTATTGCCGTTGAACTTATCCCAAAACTCATAAGCCATATCAAAAGATTCCGGATGCTCCAACGCATAGTTAAAAGCAACACACAATCTTTCTAATGTTGACTTACCATAGTCAATAAAGTTCTGAGAGATAGGCAACAGTCCGTTATAATAAGGCTCGTTCTTCTCAATGATATAGAAGCTAAAATCTCCTCCGTAAATTGCAGCCTGTAAGTAGTATTGATAATTAAAGAAGTCCTTTGTAATAGTCTCTAATGAGGCATTTTGAACACTCTTAATATCAATAGTCCTGTCACCGATAGATATGTCCTTAATTATAACGAAAGGCAATCCAAAAATCTCTTTGTACTCTCTAGTCTCTACAACAGGATTAGCAGACATTAAGTCTCTAAAGTCTTTATTGCTCCTTACTAACTCTACTAAGTTGAATACTTCCTCATGTAAGTCCTGCTGAACAATAGTCTTACCAATAGATTCCTCAACCATTTTATCATACTCAGCTTTATCATCTTTCTTCCTCATGTCAAACTTCCTACTTATTATATACTCATCATTGAACTTTGTAGGCTCTAATAACATAGAGTGAAGTAGCTGCCCGAATAAAAGTTCGGGTGTCTGCTTTCTAGGCTTGTTTAAGTAATTAATATAATGCTTAGGTGATACTGCAAAAGCCTTTAAGGAACTATAACTTAACGGTCTTTCTTTTAAACTATCTAATGTTATCATAATTTTATTTTGGAAATTAAATAAAGCACTACTATTGTTAACATAACCGCACAGGTTAACATTAACCCTGATGCTAGTATTTCAACCATATCAGGCTTGTGTTCCATATTATTTAGTTAATAGGTCTGCTACTTTTTTACTCACGTTGTATTTCTGCCTAACTTGTGACATTGTAAAGCCATTAGATAGGGCATCTTTAACCTTTGTGAACTCAGGTGTGTTCTCGTTCAACCAAACTTTATTATCCGGTTCTGCCTGGGATGCTGCGTTACCATCATCATCTTCGTCTTCAATGATAAGGTTAAGTATACCTGACAAGGAATATCTCTTAGCGTAAGAAACGGCTGAGCCATACTCCTGAGCGGTATTCTTAGATACTACTATTGGAAAAATTGATTGGATATACTCTCCTGACTCTACATGATACAAGGTAGTACATACATAAGGCAGACCATCGTTAATTGTGTTAGCCTGTGTAATAAGCAGCCCGCTCTTCTCTAGATACGGTTTAATGTGTGACTGAATAGAATGTAATTGAGCGTACTTTGACTTAAAAAAGGGGTTGTCTGCTTCCTTCTTAACTGCTGGGCATTGTTTGTCGAAAGCAGCTAGTGCTTTTAATAGATTTTTCATGTGTTTGATTTTATTTTTCTAAATGATTGTGTGCAGGAACTCCGAAACCGTAGAACGTACCCATAACAGTATGCTCTATAAGTTCACTCATTAGGGCAATAGTGTCATCCTTAAGGAAACCTTCAAATGATTTACTTAACGCAAGCGTAACGTTTTCGATGACTTCGGCTTGTAACCTCTGTAATTGTTTTTCTTTCATGTGTTATTTTTTACAAAGATAGTATAAATATGTGTAAATGATGTGTAATTCTAAAATAAATTTTAAAGTAGGGGGAAATTAATCCCCCGTTACCTTATGCATTCTTCTTAGCCTTCAATACAGGAGACTTTTCAACACCCTTACTGCCTATTTCTTTACCTACTTTTGGCTTAGATAATTGTTGTGCAGGTGTTTTCCCTTTGATTGCTTTTGTTGTTT